GGTCTACAACTATCCACTTACAATCACACCCTACTATTAAATATCTTAGCTTTGCAAAAATATCATCTATCTCATTTGTACCAAAATGTGCATGAACAAAAACTTTATCTTCTTTAAATACAGTATCATACATGTCCATCAAAGTTTCTTTACTAAACTTTTCTCTCTCTTGATCAATATATAATCTAGCGTTAGCTTCTATTGACAATATCCCATCAACAGTTCTTTTCCAATCTTCCTCTAAAGCAATGATGCCTACATTGTCCTTAGTTTGATTAATAAGCCAATGTTCAAGTTCACGTGTAATACTTGACTTACCTAATCCTGTTCCTCCAGTAAAGGTTAATAACTCCCCTTGTCTTAAACCGTAGAGCTTTTTGTTCAACCCTTGCCAAGGATAAGGAATACTTTCTTTTTTCTCTCTGTTAAAAAAGTCTTCTTGCTTTTGTGATACTCTTATGATACCAGTAGGAGTGTAAAGTTTTGCATCCCACCAAGCGTTTGTAAACTCTTTATGTGCTCCTTGCTTAAGCATGTCATTAGCATCCTTATAACCATTAGGTAATGTTACTATCTTAGCTTTACCAGGTTTTAATATCTTAGCTACTTTGACTGAAGCCTCTTGGCCTTGCTTGTCTTTATCAAAACAAATAACTACGTTTTCAAAACTTTCAACATACTCTAAACTTTCTTTAACATCTTTGACAGCAGAGGCAGACCCTCTTTTAATCGAGACGACTGCCCACTTACTGCCCAACAATTCATACCCTGCCATAGCATCACACTCACCTTCCACTATGGTTAAGTATTTTCCTCCCTCTTTAAATAAGTTCTCTCCAAATAATCCTGTTCCTTGTAAAGACCCATTAAAAGAAAAACGTTTATCTTTTACGTACCTGGTCTTCGTAGCACACCTTTCATTGTTTATAAAAAAAGGATAGATGTGTTGAGCTAATCGACCACTAGAGTCATATACAACTTTTACACCGTACTTTTGAGCAGTCTCTTTTGAAATGTTTCTATCTGTAAGTTTCGCATATATCCCACCATGAGCATTACTCTCGTTAGTCATATGTTTTTCTTTATTATATTGTTCCATTGACATAGCACCTTTCTCATACTTAGGATAAAATTTATCACAACTAAAACATTTAGCAGAACCGTCCTCGTTTATCGAAACTGCATCGCTTGATCCACATTCGTGACAAGGCACATGATATTTTACAAATTTTGTTTTCTCCATACATCTCCTATAAAATTGAGGTGTATGCTTTCTAATCTATCGACAACTTAATGTCCTCAATCTCAAGCAACACACCTCATGCTAGTTTTCTGGTTTAGGTCTCTAAAACTAGCAAAATCGACACTAGCAATGCTGTGTTTTGTTATTTATCGACATTGAAACACCCTCGCACATGAGGAAAAATCAGTCTAGCTAGTTTTGTTCTAACGTAGAAGGTCTAGCAACTCCTACAACAAGCGTTTTTTTACTTACAGTTGTTATGCAAGTTGAAGGTCTAGTAGTTTAGAGTCACTTCTTGAGATAACCTTCTCGCACTCAATGGCTGACTTTCCTGGAGATATACTATGAATCAGTCTCTTCGACTGTTCCATCTTCAACAGTTTCAATCAATGCATCATCTGTTAAATGTTCTTGCATTTGACTATTGAAGTTTTGAACTGCTGAGTCAAGCACAACAATTCGTCTCCGCAAGTTGTTTATCTCATTAGTGCATTCAACTATTACATTAAATAAACTTTGAGCATCTTGCGAAAGTTGTAAGACATCATACGTTCCATTGTCTGTTTTGTATGTGACTTGTGGATTATTTTCTTCTGTCATATTAAAACTCCTCGCCACCTTCAAGAGCATCGAACTCGTCTCCGTCCCCAGATTTGTAGCTTACTAATTCTAAAACTTGCATACCCTGAAAGTCCAGGCCTTTGAAAGTTCCAAATTTATTTTCTACTTCCCACTCGTTATATTGAACTTTAACTCGTGAACCGTTTCCAACTAAATCATCCATTGGGTTCTTATTAGCATCAACCAGTTTTGGTGGATTTCTAACAAGTCCATTTGGACCATTCACTTTCCTTTTAATAGTTATAGCTCTTCCTACTTTCTCATCGTTGATCATTAGGTCTTTTACCCTAAAACCACGACTAAGAAAATCATCAGCCACACTATCCTCTACAACCAAATCTACTGTATATACAGGTTCAAATCTAGTATTTGGTGTAGTTACACTTGCCCAATAGGCTCTTCCTTCTTGTACTGCCATAAAAATCTCCTAAATATATTGGCTTTTTACTTTGTTGCTAGATACCATTTTACAGTTTCTCGCTGACTTGTCAACCCTCTTCTGAAAGTTCGTCAAGTTTTTTTAAGTCTATTGACTGTAAAAGTTTAACTTCAACTTTACCACCTGGTAAATACTTAACTGAGTGTGGTAATTCTATGTCATGTTTTTGTTTTAGATCATCAACTCTCCGCACCCATTCTTTGTAATCTTCTTTACTCAACTCCGCTTTCATTTATTTTTCTCCTTGTTGTATAAAATAATTATTACGCACATAGTTAATACTAACATAAAAGTATAAATTAAAACTATACCTAATACA